TGCACCCGAACCGTTGATGACCATTAGGTATTTATTGTCAGTGTTGGAGGCGATGAACGTCTGCACAAACGCGGTGAACGGAGCACCGGGGAAGTAGCGGAAGTAGTCGTTTGCAGTCTTGGCGACGGCGTTGGTGGTGAGCACCGAGCTACCATTGAAACCGCCGCCGCTGAGGGCCGTGAGAGTAGTAGTAGTGCCTTTGGCGACAATCGCCACGCCGAGGTAAGCGCGGGGAGCACAGAACGCACCCTGGGCGGCATCAGCGGCGGTGTTGGAAACTGCCCAGTTGTTGAGCATGACGCCATCATATTCCGGCAGGCTGCCTGCGAACAGGTAGTTGGTAGGGCCGCGTGTGCCAGCGGTGGCAAGCAGGCTTTCCCAAGTCGAGTTTTCGCGGAGGCCCTGAAACAGGTAGTCGTTGCCTTGGAAGAAGTACTTGAGGATGCGCTGGCCGTTAGGGCCACGGGCAATCTCGATTTCCTGCATTTTGATGCCGTTCGCCATGATCTTCGCTTGGGAGATCGTGGCTTTGGTGACGACATCAGTCGAGGTGAGGGCGTTGATGCTCGCCTTATTGCCAGCATAGAGCGTGTTGTACGTCTCCAAGCTGCCGAGCATGACGGCTTCGATACAGTCGCACTTGAGGCGCTGCACCCATTCGTTGAGGCCACGGCGGGCCGATTGGTCGAACGTGGTGCCAATGAACGTCAGATCCTTGGTGGTGACGGTTTCGGCGACGGCGTGACGGTGAAGGCCGATAGTCAGCGTGAACTGGCTGTACTTGCGGACTTCTTCAGCGCCGACGAGGTTGGTGTTACCCTGGACGCCCTTGCCGCCGAGGCCAGCTTCGGAGCTGAACACGATGGTGTTGCCTCGCACTTTAGAGGTGTCGAGCACTTCCTTGACGGGCTTGACAGAGCCAAGGCCGCCCATGAGTTCAGAGAACGGGTTGTAGCGTTCGTTGTCAAAGGCGATAGATGACACCCTGAGGATCTGGCGTGCGTAGGTGGGGGACTGATCAACAAGCTGTTGAACGGTCTGAGCGTTAATTTCGGTATATGAGGCCATTACGGTAGTGTGGTGGTGATTTGCGAGCAGATTGTTCCTCAAGGCTTCTTGGGCCTTGTTAATCTGTCGTCACGCCACACAGGCGTCGGCTGCCTTTCGGCTACCGCTATCTCAAGACATTCTTACGCTGCCCAGCGAAGGCGAATTGCCAAGCACTGAGTCAAACAGCCCGGCAAGGCCTGCGCCACCCGTGACTGCCGCCCGGACCTGAGCCACGATGTCAGGCGCAGTTGGCTGGCCGGGCGCGGGGCGCTGGGCCATAGCTACGCTGGTCGAGGCCGGGGCAGCCGGGGCCTTGGCTGGCACGGGGCCAGGGGCGGGCTGAGGCTGGCTGACTGGCACGGCGGGAGATTTTGAGGCGCGCATCTGGGCGGCCAGATTGGCGGCATACTCGGCCACGGCGGTAGGGCTGCTGCTGGCGAACTCGGGGTTGACGGCGAGCAGGCTCTTAACAGCGAGGGTGGCGGGGTGGTTGTCGTCGCGCAACTCGGGGTACTGGCTCATTGCCAGTTCAAGGGAGTCGTCGCCGATTTCTTCAAACGTTTTTTCGGCGGCGGCGGCGGTCTTCATCTTGGCCTCCATGGCGTCGGCCATCTCGGGCGTAAACTCGGCAATACCCTCGGCGTTGTTCTGGAGATCGGCTAACGTCTGCGCGGCATCTTGGGCGGCTTGGGCGGCGGAGTTGTAATCTTCGAGGGCCTGCGTGAAGACAGGTGCCAAGTCAACCGGCTCGGCGGCTGGGGCAGGCTGGCCGGGCACAGCCTCGGCTGGGGCGGTGACTTCGCTATCTGGCTTGAGTTCGTAGGTGCCGGGATCTGTGGCGGGCACTGGATTGGCGGGATCGTGGCCGGTGGCGTCGTCGGGGTCGGGCAAAAGGGCCGCATTCACGGGCGCTGGCTTGGCTGCCCCAGCAGTGAAGTCGGCAGCGAAAGCCTCTGGAGACTTATCTAGGCTGCCATACAAAAGTGAGGCAGGATCAAAAGGCGCTGTCGTAGTGTCGGACATATTGGCTATATTGTGTGTAGTTATGGATTTGTTGCAAGAGGAAGTTTTGGCTAGCTCATGGGATGTGTTGCCAGATGTCTCGATTGACAATCATGCACACTAAAGATGCAGACACTCCAAACTGCGCGCCTAGCGCCTTCATGGAAATGCCACCAGCCGCATAAATGGCGCGGATTTTGATAACTTGGTCGTTAGTAAGTTTTGAGTGAGCGAGAGATTCACCACGCGGCCTAAGCTCTGGATGCTGACGGTAAAAATGCCTCTCCCCACTAGGCCAACTCCCAGGTTTTGTGTGGCTCCCATGTCGGCTTTTAACTGCCATATCACGCATATTGTCTGCGTGCGTACCTAGAGCAAGATGATCAGGATTCACACACGCTGGGTTGTCGCACCTGTGGCAGACACACATCCCATGGGCGCTGCCGTCGTGGGGAATGGGGCCGTTGGCAATCATCCACGAAGCCCGATGAGGCTTAATGGTTGCGCTGTCCATGCGGATGGCCCCATACGGATTCTGTGGGCTAGTAACCATCCACACCCAACACGCGGTCTCCATGTGAGGCATTGTTGGGCCGTCTTTATCGACTTTTGCCCAGAATCTCGCGAGGTCCTTCTTACTGGGGTTGATTTCTCTTTGCGTGTATGGCACGCTGGCATCAGCTTCGTTCATATCTTGAGTATGTTTGAGGTTAGACGCCAAAGGCTCGGCAAAGAGTCTTTGGCGTTGCCATTATTACCCATGTACGCCTTGGGTCAATACTCAAATACTAGGCGATGCCGCTCTAAAAACTCCGCCTTTTGCTGCAATGGAACACCAGCAGCATGTAGAACCTTGATGCCTCCACGCCAGTCCAGCCAACCTCGGTGACATGCATGTGGCCACCAATTCCAAGTATCATCCAGATAAGTCATCTCTACTCCAGCCCTGTGCCATGCGGCCACTAAAATTGATTGCTCCGTCACGTCTTTCAATACCGGAAATCCCTCTACGCCAGCCCGGCTTTCTGCCATGAGCCGCCGGGCCAAGTCGAAGGCGGCCCGGACGGCAGGCTGGCGGGCGTTGGCGAAGAAAAAGCCGGTGTTGCAGTAGCGGTCAGGCGGGAAGTCGAGGGCCAAGGCATCAGGCAGGCAGAACGAGTCCAAGGCTTGGCGGCTGGCGTCCCGGACGGCGGCTATGCCTGCGATGTTGCGGAAGGGGGCGAGGTCTAGGGGGCGGATGAAGAGGGTGTCTGCGTCAAAGAAACAGAACACGCGATCTCCGGCGATCTCGGGCAGTGTGTATTTCCAGTCGTACCCAGCCTCATCCGTTGTCAAGACTAGGGCGGGCGCACGGGCATACTTGCGGAAGCTGGCGGCGGCAGTGTGCGCCAAGTCGAAATAGCCCGGCGTGGCGATGGTTATTCCAATGACAGGGGGAAGATTCACCAGAGGCAACGGGGATGGCGCGCAAGTGTGAGGATGCACCCCCACCACGGCGATTTTTCTTCGGTTTTGAACAAATTCTCTGCCCACTCTGGCTTGTAGAAATACACCGAGACACGACCTATGGCGTGCATGAGGCGCATCATCAAATATAGAGGTGTCGAATCTTTGCGCATCTCGACATAGCGGTACGGGTTCTCCATGGGGTTGATTTTCGACCATGTTTCACCCCAGAGCCGATAAACCTCGGATATGGTGACTGCGCACTCTTCCTCGTCGCCGTCCAAGTACTGCTTGTAGGCTAGCAGGCTGCCGACACGCACAAGGTTGGCGCAAGCTCCGGGGTTGTCAGCCAAAACTGAAGTGGTTTGGCAAGTTGAAAGGTAGCCTTTAGCCTCCTCAACCCATGGTGCTTCATTCTTGATTTTGAGATATACCTCTGCGGCGGATTGTGAGGTGGACCAGCGCGCATCCATTTTAGACTGGCCTGTTGGCGGCAGTTTCACCACATCAACATTTTTCAACCAGTCATTCCATGTGACCTCGCCATCGAAAGCGCGATAAGTAAGCCAACACTTTGCGTGTGCTCGCTCGCCTGTGGAATACCGCTGAACGTCGGTGTGGAGCGCTCCCCATGCTACATCATACTGCTCTTTGCGTGGCAGCACAGAGTTTGGGAAAAGCGCCAGTAGTTCATGCTCAAACTCTGCGACATCCCAAGGCTTCGGCCTGCCGTGATACACCACCACTCCATACTCGGCCTTCTTGCCGTGCTTCTTGTAGCTCGCCACGGCGGGCGGCTGGATCAAACAAATGGCACCCCCTAACTTGCGCCATATCCATTCTTGATCTCCGCCGGGGCAACTCGCCATTCCCTCCGCCCCAAAGCCAGCCACGATGGCAGGCATGGGGCCTTGCCAGACCATGACTGAGCTATTGACCGGGCAGCCGCCCGGCTGGTAGGCGTCGGCCATGGCATAGAAGGCGGCGGAGTCGAGGCATTTGAGCCAGTCAAGGCTTTGCACTGTCACATCCAGGTCGAAGTAACAGACGTGCCCAAGGTCATGCTCAAAGAGTTCAAGTTTAGACCACCAACCGGGCCAGCCATGCCGGAGCGGCAAAGTGGGGCCGGGCACGTCTGGGCAATCCGTCAGGCATGTGACAGGCTGCCAGACCATTGCCCGCAGGCGCTCGACATGGGCATGGGTGTAGATGCCGCCTGATTTGAGGACGCAAACGAAGTTCATGGAGTGTAAATGTTGTCGCGGCCTATCGACTCGGCCAGTTTGTAGCCTCGCG